CGCCCTCGACGCCCGCGCCGCCCGCGCCGCCCTCGACGCCCGCGCCGCCCGCGCCGCCCTCGACGCCCGCGACGCCCTCGACGCCCGCGCCGCCCGCGACGCCCGCGCCGCCCGCGCCGCCCGCGACGCCCGCGCCGCCCTCGACGCCCGCGCCGCCCTCGACGCCCGCGACGCCCGCGCCGCCCGCGACGCCCTCGACGCCCTCGACGCCCTCGATGGCTCGAAAGCTCTAAAGCGCTTTCTCGCTTGGTGCATTCAAGCCGGCGGCTGGTGGTACTGGCGGTGGGAAATTTCTTGGGTTTCGCTTACACACATTGGAGCGTTGCAACTCAAATCATCTAACGTTCAGAAATGGTCAGCACCTTTGTTTGAAGCCTACCTTGCTGGCTGCTGGCTGCTGCATTGGACGGAGGACACTTTGTATTGGGTAGCGAAGCCATGCATTTCCGTCGAAAAAACAGAAAATACGCGGCGCTTGCATCACGACACACACGCCGCGATCCTCTCTGATGTGGAGAATCTTTACTTCTGGCACGGGGTGCTTGTGCCGGCATTTGTTGTTGTGAAACCGGAATGGATAACGATCACGCATATTACTAACGAAACTAACGCCGAAGTTCGTAGAGTGATGATCGAGCGTTTTGGCGAAGATCGTTACATTCAAGAATCGGGGATGAAGCCTGTTGCACACGATGAAGTTTTCGGAACCTTGTACGTCGAGCGTTTGGACGCTGGACGGCCGATTGCAAAAATTCGCGTCATCAATCGTTCGCCGGAACCGGACGGGTCTTTTCGTGCGTACTGGTTGCCGATAAATCCTGACTTGTACGATGGCAACGCTGGCCGTATTTCACAGGCAGCTGTTGCTTCGACGTGGCGCACGCATCCTGGAGGGAAGGAACTGGTATACAAGGATTGGAAAGAGTACGCGCCAGGATTTGAATCATGATTCGCGCGATACGCCGTTTCTTCCTGCGGATGGAGATAGCGCACCTTGAGGCGCGTGTATATGAGGACGAACGAGCGGTGGAAATGTGGCCGCAAACGAAGGCGGTCTACCTCGTCGAACTTTCGCGCCTCAAGCAATCGCTCGACAGGCTCAACGGGCGACGTGATCCTTTGAATTGGGCTTTCACTCCGAAGGAAAAACAATGAACCAGCGCATCTATTGCGTCGAAGACACCACGCTGCTCGAAACGCATCCCCCGCGCCTGATCCAAGCGCCGAACGCTGCGGCGGCTATCCGGATGGTGGCCGCGAAGTATCGGGCCACTGTGCCTAACGGTATCCGCATCGCTGAACTGGTGGCCAGCGGGATTCGCGTGGAGAAGGCATAGTGAAAATGTCGATGCAGGAATACCTCGACCTTCCGGCGGTCAGCGCAGGGCTGATAACGGACGTGCTCGATTGCCCAGCTAGAGCTTGGTGGAATAGCTGGCTCAATCCTAACCGCGTGCGCGAGACTTCGCCAGAGATGGACGCGGGAACGATTGCGCACGCCGTGCTACTTGAAGGCAACGCGGACTGTTGCGCTGTCATTGACCCGGAAGATCATCCAGCAGAGAAGACTGGCGCGATCCCCGTGGGCTGGACGAACAAGTCAATCCGCGCGGCCCGTGACGCAGCGCGCGAGTCCGGCAAGATCCCTATTCTCAAGCAGGACATCGCGGAGATTTCCGCAATGGTCGCGTCGGCGCTTGAGTTCATCGACTCGCTCAAGGAAACGGAGCCGGCGATCTACGCTGCGTTTCAAACGGACGGCGGCGAGAGTGAGCTGACGTTCACATGGGATGACGGGCCGACTCCGTGCCGCATCAGACCTGACCGGATTAGCACCGATCACAAACTAGTTGTGGACGCGAAGTTCACGAGTATCGAAGGCGGTCCTCGCGCATGGATTCGCACACAACTATTCTCAATGGGCTATGACACGTCAGCCGCCTTTTACTCGCGAGGGATCGAGCAAATTTACGGTGTTGTCCCGACGTACATTTTCCTTGTCGTTCCAACAAAATTGCCGTGCCTCCCGTATCTCGTCGGGCTGGACCCGAGGTCGATGGACCTTGCCGCGCAGAAGGTTTCGCTCGGTTTGATGGAATGGAAGTCGTGTGCCAAGGCCGACAGTTGGCCCTCGTACCCCAGAGTAGTCCATTGGGCTGAGGCACCCGCTTGGATGGAGGCGCAGATCGAAGTACGGCAAATGGACGATCCGTGGAGACGCGACAAATGAACCACTTTCGCAAGGCGATAACTTCCGAGGCGAAGCCTCTCATCGGGTTGTATTCAGAATCCGGTTGCGGCAAGACGCGGAGTTCGTTGCTCATCGCCAAAGGGTTTGCGGGCGATATGTCGAAGGTGGGGATGATCGAGACGGAATCAGGGCGCGGAGAAACCTACGCATCCGATGCTGAGGTAGGCGGATACAACGTGCTGCCAATCCGCGAGGAGTTCTCGCCAAAGACATACGGTGCGGCGATTAAAGCGGCTGAGGATGCGAAGCTGCAATGCCTCATCGTGGACAGTGCTTCGCACGAATGGGAAGGCGTCGGAGGCGTCCTGGCGATGGCCGCAGCGAATCAGGAGGCCGGCAAGAAGGGTCCGCTGGTGTGGCAGGTGCCCAAGGTTTCTCATGCCCGCGAGTTCATGCTTCGTCTGACGCAGACGCCGATTCCGTTGGTCATCGTGTGCATGAGAGCAAAATATCCGATGATGGAGGTTACGAAAGACGGTAAGAAGGAATGGGTGCGCTCGCCGAATCTTTCGCCCAAGCAGTCTGAGGACATCCTGTTTGAAATGTTCGTCCATGGATGGATCGACCAGGAGCATCGCTTTCACGGAACGAAGTACACTCTCGACGTTCTGCGCAAGGTGTTCGTTGACGGAGAGCCGATTACTGTTGGAACCGGCGCTCGGCTCGCGGAGTGGGCTGGCGGTCACTCTGAAGTACAACCAAAGCCTAACGGTGCGCAAGAGCCGTACATACTGCCCGACGACGTAGTGATGTTGGAAACGCTCTGCCAGACTAAAGGTATTCCACTCGAACGACTAAAAAAGAAGGCTGGCGTACCATTGCTCTCCATGATGCTCGCCAAGGATTTCGAGCGGGCAAAGACCTGGATCGAGGCCCACGCATGAAGCTCCTTTCATACCTAATCGCGTTCATCGCTGGCGGAATGCTCGGGATGCTCGTCATGGCGCTCTGCGTGATGGCTGGAGAGCCGAGGAGATCCGTCGACCCGCAAAGTTTAAGCCCTTGGCTGGATCGTCCAACCCAACAGGGCGGCTCATGATCCCCTGCGGAACCTGTCCCTGTTGTCTATCCTACTCTGCGAAGATTGCGGAACTGGAACGCGATGTGCGCGATGTGATCGCCGCCCGCGCCGCCCTCAGTCCAGCCGATAAGACTACAGGAGATGAGTGAACTCACGGTCGGCAGTCTGTTCTCCGGAATCGGCGGATTCGACCTCGGCCTCGAACGAGCAGGGATGCGCGTCATCTGGCAAAGTGAAATCGACCCCTACGCAAGCGCGGTCCTGCGGCGTCACTGGCCAACTGTTCCCAACCTTGGAGATATTAGAGGAATCACAGGAGAAGGATTACGGTCATGGCGGGATTGGAATATTGCCGACCCCGAGCGCGAGCATGGCAGAACGTGGGGGGCGCGGCGATCTGTTGCAAGTGATACGTGGCAATCCGAGTCCGAGCGGCCACTTCCGGACGTTCTTTGCGGCGGCTTCCCCTGCCAGGACATCAGCAACGCGGGCAAGCGGGCAGGGATCGATGGCGAGCGCAGCGGATTATGGAGCGAGTTCGCCCGTCTTATTGGCGAATTACGACCGCGCTACGCGATCATGGAGAACGTCGCAGCTCTGCTTGGACGGGGAATGGAGCGAGTTCTCGGAGACCTGGCCGCGCTCGGGTATGACGCGGAATGGCATTGCATACCAGCTTCCTCCGTTGGTGCGCCTCACCGACGGGATCGAGTCTGGATCGTGGCCTACGCCGACTTGCATGGACGCGGCAGAGAAGCCGATGCCACCACGCCGATTCAATCCGTCTGGGGGCCAGGCGCCGCCGCTTATTTCGGTAATAGGTGGGAGTCTGAACCCGACGTGGGTCGAGTGGCTCATGGGATACCCCGCCGAGTGGACCGTTTGCGATGCCTCGGCAATGCCATCGTCCCGCAAATCGCGGAAATCATCGGCAGAGCCATCATTAGCGCCAACAGTAAGCCTTTGCCGCCCAGCCGATAAGGAAGGGGAATAGATGAGCACGAAGAAGCCTGAGCCAGAGCCGAATAAAGAATTGGGCGTCGATGTCATGTCGTGCGGTCGCTTGACGCTTTTGTTGTTCCGCGACCCGGTGCAGTTTACCGAAGACGACGTGAAGTTCATGCGCGAGCGCGATGTGCTGCTTGTAAAGTCTCCGAATCTGGCTAACGACATGCGCGCCATTGATATTCAGACTTACAGGTCTAAAAACGTGCTGCGTGAAGTCATGTTCGATGCGGCGATTCAATCAATCGGGTACGACACAGCTACGTTCGGTAGGAATCTCCTCGCGCTGGTGAAAAAGTAGCATGAGCCTCAGTTCACCAGCTTCGGCGGTGCATCCTCGAAAGTAACTGTGCGCTCGCGCACTTCCTTGATCCTAGGCGCGTTCTTTCGATAGTCGTCGTTCAGCTTCTTGAGAAAATCTGGCAGCGCGTTATTGGTAGCCTCGGGTGCCTCCAAGTTTCCAACCAGCTTGCACGCGGCTAGGTATTTGAGATGATTGTTCGCGGAGTTGTCGCTACGCGGCATCATCGCCAGATCGTGCAATACGTCGAGCGCATCACGCCGGTACAGCTTCATCCGCTGCAATACAGTGCGCTCGAATAACTTGCTACCTACCGTGCGAGCCAACGCTTGCTTGGTCATAAATCCGCCAGCGATCGGCGACGCTTTGCGAGGATACTTCTTCTTTGGCTTTGCGGTACGCTGCTCGTCGGAAATGTCCGAGTCAATCTCAGTGCCTTCGTCAAGCCCAGGCATCCCGACGTCTTCCTCGTCGATCTGCTCGCGCTCCGTGCCGGGGATCGGTTCGGTCATCACATCACCCTGAAGTTGGTCGCGAATCCGTGCTTCTGGATCGCAGGGAGGCCGGCCGTTATTCTACCCGCACCGATGTCGGTTCGATAGAACGGATCGGCTGGCATCTTGATCTTCTTGACCGCCGAATACGCGCTGCGACGCGCCCCGGTGATCGTGTCTCCGCACCCGGTAACGACTGCGATGTAATCGCCGCACGACACGTAATGCGGCATCCGGACAATGCTATCGCCTACCTGCACTGGAACATCCTCGCCCATCATGACCTCGCACAAGTGGACATGCTCACGATCGGTCGCGTTGTAGATCGGGATGCCGTTCACCAGCTTGGCGGTGTACTTCGAGTAAGGGAAATCTGGGATTGCAATAACGACCGAGATACAGACCACATTCTCCTTCACCTTCAGCGTGTCGCGCCCAAGCAAAAGATCAAGCATCCATTGCGCCGGATCGCCTTCGTGCGTCGCGGTCTGATTGTAGAACGTAGGCCACCCCGGGCGGGTCGTAAACTCGAAGGGCCAGAACTCTCCGCCGTCGTCGATCATGCCGCTGATGTCGATGAAGCCTACGTACTCCAGACGCTCAAGTTGTTTCGTCATTGGCTTGAGCGCAAGGTCCGCTAATTTTGACCTCGACACGTACATCGACAAGGTGCCCATCTCCCCCGTGTTCTGGCCGAGGTCGCCGTTCATCAGCTTCTTGTTTTCAAAGTTCTCATACCACCATTTAGACCAGCCACCGGGACCGAACCATCCGCCGACCGCGAACTCAACGCCGGTAACCTTCTCTTGCAGAATGAACCCGTGCTTCTTGGCATCGCTGACGTACTTCTCGTTCCCCTTCCAGCGCTCGAACATATACGTCAGGCTCGCTGCGTCCTCGGCCACGTAGGAAAGCGCTTTGTCCGCCTCTCCGCTCGGCTTGCTCACAAGATAAGTGGGATGCTTGGCGACGTACTTGATCGCTTCGTCGTAATTGTCGAAGGCGACGCCGGGAATCGTCTTCAGCCCCGCCCTTTTCATCGCCTCTTGACCGATGCGGCGGTTTAGCTCCAGGTCGCCGGCTTCGGGTGAGGGGCCGAAGATCGGATAGCCGAGTTTGCGGTAAGGCTCGACCAGATCGGTGTAATGCGCGTTATCGGTGAGGAAAATCAGATCCGCCCAGCCGATGTATCGCTTGCGTAACAGCTCGTAGTCGATCAGCTTCGGAACGATCCCCTTGCCGGCAAGCTGAATCTCGTCAGGCTTCTTTTTTTTGCAGAACCACATTACTTCGTGGCCCCACTCCTGACAGCGCATTAACCAATCAAGAGCCTCCGAACCGGAGTCTATTGCCAGAATCTTCATTCACTGAATTGATTGGCGACGATGGCGACGAGAATCCCGAACAGGCACCAAAGTATAAAAGCAATCATTGCGGTGGCGGCTGAAGTTGTTGTGCTTCGGCTCCGGTGCCAATGCCGAGCGCGCGGACAAGCTGCGGCGGTAGTTTGCTCGCTTGGTAGGACGGTGTCTTGTTCTGGAGCATTCCGCGTCCAGCCATCGCCGGGACCGCGAGCCGACCGCCAATCTCGCCCAGTGACGCGCCGATCATCCCGGGGTGCATACTCCCGAGCGCGCCGGCTGCAAACATGCCATCGAATACGGTCAGCCGTGGCGCTGCCTCGCCGGTCGACTTTTGCGCGGCCTTGCGATAGGTCTTGGCAAAGTCGGCGGCATCCTTGAACGCCCCCGTCAGGACGCCCTTGTAGGCTTTCGAGTCCGACAGCGACGCGAGCTTGGTCAGGTCGACCTTGCCGGTGGCGTCGTTGGTGATCCGTTCGAGCAGGTAGATCTTGGCGAATCGCTCGCGCGCCTTCTTGAAGTTGTCGACCAAAGCCTGATCGCCGGTTTTGGCAAGGTTCTCCTGAAACATATCTTCGAGCTTGTTGGCGATGCCTAGCCGCGCGGTGGCCGTCTCGTTGTTGCCCTTCTGAAAGTCAGCCTTGGCCCATTTCCGCTGATTCTGAATATCCTTTAAGGTTGCTTCGGTCGGAAAGTCGGTCTGCTTCTCGAATGCGCGCAAGAGGCGTTGCGATGTCTTCAGCGGCGCATTGGCTTCCGGGTTACGCTCCAGCGCTTCGTCGATCCCTTTAAGCGTCGCCTGGATCGCGGACCGGAATGCTGGCGTCGGTTCCAGCTTCGGGCCGGCAGCGGCAGTCATCGCCTCGTAGTCCTTGCCGGCCTCATCCTTGAGGCGCGCGAATTCCTCTTTGCTAAGGCTGCCGCCTTCGGGCGTGCCGACCTCGGCCCCGAGCTTCACGGTTGCGTTGTCGACGTTCTTTTCCGAGATGATCTTCTCGACCTTGGATTTGCCGGCCAGCCCTGCCGCGCCTGACTTGATGCCGTGCTCTGGCGGGGTGATGTAGCCGGACGCCTGCGCCGTGTCGCGCACGGTGTCCTTCATTACGTTCTCGCCCTTGGCGACGTCGAGCGCCGCCTGCTTGGCCGGGAGTCCTTCCGCGAGCTTGCCGCCAGCTTTGGCACCGAGCAGACCAGGTGCTTGCTCAATCGCCTCTGTGAGCCCAGATCCGAGCGCTGATTGCACTGGGCCAGACGTTTGCGGCGGCGCAGCAAGTTGTCCTGCTTTGCCGGCCATCGACGAGATGAGCTTCCCGATCAATGCCAGCGGGTTGTATTGGGTCGTCGCTTGACCAGCCTTCGTGCGCGGCTGATAGGTCATCGACTCCTGCACCTCGCGTTTGAATCCGGACGGATCGCCGCCGCCTGGAGTCGGGGAAATCATTTCCTTGCCGGTCGCCGCAAGCCCTGCGACGTCGGAAACCGGCTTGGCGACCATCCCCGAGCCCATCGCCATAACCGGCTCGGCAACGGACCCTACAGCCTCGCGCATGAGCCCTGGACCCTTCTTGAGCATGCCGAGCATGCCTTCGTCTGCTGGAGGCTTCTGCGGGCTTGGCGTGGCCGCTGGTTTGACGACCGGAGCGCTCGCCCAAGCAGGTTTAGCCTCAGCCCCGACGATCGGCGCTGACTCCCACTCGTTCACGGCTTCTTCCGGAGCTGCTGGTCGGGGCCGACAAAGAACTTGCCCGAGTCGATCGCGCCGTACTGCTCATCGCCGGTAATCATGTAGGGTGCCTGCTCGGTCCCGCGCCCCTTTACCTTGACGCCGCCCTTGAGGACCGTTTCGTCGACCGTGCCGGATCCAGCACCGCCAGACGCGCCCTTCCCCGCCATCCTCTTTTTGAGGTCGCCGGCTTCACTTTCCATCGCCGCAACGCGGTTCGTGCCGTCCGACTTCATCCGATCGAGCACGCGCTTCGTCGCTTCCAGAGGCATGTCGCCGCTGATAACGCCTTCCATCTCATGCCGCGCCGAGTCGGTAAGCTGCCCGACCAGCCGGGGATTGTTCAGCACGCGCGCGGCCTCAGTCGAGACAATGACCATCTGGGCGAGGTATTCGGCCACGTCCGGGTTGTCGCTCGCGTTCTGGCGCAGCCAATTGAGCGGCTTGTTCGCGAACTTGGCATCGGTGGCGATCGCCTTCTCGGCCAAGGTTTTCGCGATGTCGGCGTTCTTGTCCAGCATGACCTTGTACGGGCGGATCGCGGTCAGATCCTTCGTCACTTGGTTGTAGGCGCCTTGGACGGCTTTGAGGTCGAATTGTCCTGATACGACGTCGCCCGACGTCTGCCCGCTTTCCTTGGCTTGCTCTGCCGCGCGATTCATTATCATCTCGCGACCCTTCTGATCGCGGTACATCGCCGGCATGACCCCGGTGCGCCGGAACCGCTCCGCCGCCAAGTCGATCGCTTCCTCGGTCAAGAAGCCCGCACCCCCGGCACTCTTTTTGTCGGCGATGTCGATCTTTTCCTGACCCTGACGTAGCTTTTCCCCACCCTCCAGTCGCAGCCGTTCCTCCCGCATTGCAGCAACGCCAGCCGCCTTGACCTTCTCGTCGATCGCGTACTTTTCGAGTTTTTCCTTGTTCTGCTTGGACATCATCTCGCCCATCGCCTGAAGCACCGGCCACTTCTGGTCATCCGGCAGCTTCATCTTCTCGACGACCTTGATCGCCTGATCCATCGTCTGAAGCTGTGGCGGTAGGATGGTTTCTGGCTGACCGCCCATCGGAGGCGGACCAATCTGCTGCGGCTTACCGTCGGGCCCGGGCGGCGGTTGACCGCCCAGCGACGGCGGTGCGGCAGCGCTCGGCCTCCAGCCTTGCGGCGGTGGCTGCATGGGTGTCGGTGGCGCAGCGCCAGCGCCCGGTTGTGGCGGCGTTTGCATGGCACCTTGGGGCGGTTGCGCGCCGATCGGCGGCGGCATCGGCCCCGGCGTCTGTCCCTGTTGCGGCGGTGGCTGCTGCATCGGCTGGGAAGGCTGGCCGGGGGCCATCTGTTGCGGCGGTGGGCCGAGCTGGGTGTCCCGCGCGGCTTGGAACTTGGCCGCGTCGAGCGTTTGCTGCTTCTGTTTTTCTTCTTCGAGTTGCTGCTGTTTCCAGCCGGCTTGAGCGATCTGCTGAAGGATCTGCTGCGTCTGCGCGTCCTCCTGGCTGCGACGCGACGCCGAGTTTACCGCGCTGGTATACCCGCCCTCATAGGCCATTACACCGGCCCCCAATTCCCGCCGAAAACGTCACCCGGCTGTTGGCTAGCTTGTTGGCCGCCGCCGCTGAAAAGCTGGCTCAACCACGATCCGGGATTGTTCATCTGATTGCCGAACTGCCCCAAGCCGGTCGTCAGGTTGTTGAGTCCGGTCTGCTGCTGGCCGAATCCAGCTTGGCTCGCGCTCTGGCCGAGTCCGAGATAGGGGTCGATCGCGCCCATGCCGCCCATCATCTGCTGCAACAGCGCGCCCTCCGCCCCGCTGTACTGGTTCGCGTACCCAAATGGAGCGCCCGCCGCCATCTGGGCCTGCTGGAACGGTACGTTGCCCTGCTGGAGCGTGTATTGCGGCTGCATAGCCCCGAAGGCCATCGAGCCGGCGAGGTTCTGCCCCGCCTGCTGCCCCTGCTGGCCGGCTCCTTGGTACGCGCCGGCCATGCCCTGCAAGCCGGTCGCTTGTCTGCCGAGCTGTTGGTTCTGCCAATTTAGGAGAAAGTTTTGCATCGCCTGATTCTCGGTTCCGACACCTTGCGCGCTGGTGCCTAAACCAGCCGCCGAAGCGTTCGCGCGCGATGAATCCGTGACCTGTTGCTGGAGCTGCTGCTGGAGCTGCTGCTGCGGGTCTTGCGCGGTTTGCCAGAGCTGGTTGCCGGCGTTCATCAGGTTTTGCTGCGCACCCTGGTTGACGCCGGCCTGACCCTGCATCTGCTGCTGGTACTGTTGGGCGAGCTGCGACAATCCGCCGTATTGCTGACCGGCCTGCTGCCCAGCCTGAGAGACGCCAGATGTAGGGATTCCGAGCAACTGCTGGAACGCCTGCGCGATCTGCGGCTGGATCGCTCCCGACTCGCCGCCCTGGCCGCCAAGGAACTGCTGGAGGAGCCCCTGCCATCCTTGGTCGGCTTGCGGCTGCCCTCCCGGCTGATAGGTGCTGCTCGCGCCCCCGCCGGTCCCCGGAGCGCCCCCGCCGCCACCTAGCAGGCTGTTTGCCCCCGAGGCGATGCCGATGATCGAGCCTACGGTGCCCAGTCCAAGCGTGAGGTATAAGCGAAGCCTATTCATCGAACACCTGAGTATATAGGCGCTCGATCGGCTTGAACCCGAGTCGTTCGAGCACCGGCCCGATGTCGTGCGCGAGCTTGGTGCCCATGTAGACCTTTTGCACCCCGCGTTCCTTCACGCTGTCGCGGAAGAACTTGAGCATTCGATAGCCGGTCATGCCCTTGCGATGCTCTGGCTTGAGGTAGAAGACATCGGTGAAGCACGTCAGGCTCGCCTTGTAGTGAAGGTGCGCGCGGATCATCGAGAGGTGGTATCCGACCAGCTCGTCCACGATGCGCGCGGTGACGAGGTGCAGGATGCCAGCCTTCGCCATCGCCTCATAGGTCGCATAGTCCGGCGACAGCGCGATCGTTCCCTTGTCCAGCGCGATTTCTGCCCAGTGCTCGGGTAGGAGCAAGCGCAGTTCGGGCAGCACGTCCATGTATTGCTCGACCGCAAACTTGGGCACCGTTACGACGGTCGGCTTGTGCCACGCCTCATCGAAAGGAACTCCCGGGTGCGAGTCAAAAAACTTCCTTTCGACGGACACCCGAGAGGCCATGCTGGTGTTTCTTACCGCAATGCAGCCATCTTGGCGATGGCAGCCTTCGCCGCAGCAACAGCCGCAGGCGGAGGAACCGGAACCGCCGGGGTCGGCAACGCTGCCGTCAGAGAAGCGGTCGCCGCCGCAACGGTCTTCGATACGGCTTCAGCCGCCGCGTCGTCGCCCGAAGCCTGCGCTGCGACTGCCGCAGCGGTGGACGCCGGTACTGCCTGGATGAACGTCACGGCCAGCGCTACAGCCGCTTGCAGTGCGGTGACTGCGGTTTGCAGATCCTGTGAACCTTGTCCCATGTGTTTCTCCTTGTGTTAGCCGGCTTTTGCCGGAATTGCAGATGTCAGTGAAGCAGTTGCTTGACTGATACTTTTTGCCGCAGATTCCTCGATCGCATCCTGACTACCCTGCGCGACGAGTGCGGCGATGTTTCCATTGATCGCTGTCAACACCTCGATGAGACCGGGTGCCTCCAGCGTTACGACAATTTCAAATTGCATGGCCGGTCCTTTGTATTTTGCTGCGCATCCACTGGTCGCGTGGAATTTTCCTTCGCTCGCGCCGACTGCCCACCGGGGCGCGGGCCTTGTACATCGCGGCGGGAGACTTGTCGGCGGTGATCTGCTGCCACCCGGAACCGCTGGTAACGTTGTATATGCCGATGTAGCCGCCCGCGAGCAATTGCAACGGCTGCGTGATAAGTTTCATGTAGTCCAATTGCGTCCCGGTCGGAAGCGATGGCTGAAACCACGCCGGATAGACAAAATCTGAAACGTCTATCGTGTCGATGATGTAGCTGTCGTTCTCGCAGGCGTCGCACGTCTCGTAGGCGTACAGCACGCCAACCGTATTGCTCGACTGCACGAACACCGACAGATTGATTTCAGGGTCGGCCAGCATTTCGAGCAGTTCGTGACTCGCGGTGCTGGTCCATGAGATGCCGTTCTGCTGCGCCGTCTTGGCGAACACCTTGCCGAGAGGCAGACCGGTATCTGTTAAATCATGGTATCCGAGCGCCCCAGCCTGATCCGAATCGTCGAGGATCGTCAGCCACCACCATCCAGGCTCCGGTGCAGTCCCCTTGGGTACGAACCCAAGGTTCGCATTGATTCCCCACACGGGCGCGAAGTCTCGATGCACCTGCGTCTCCAGCCCGTTGATCGCGGCGATGACGTCGGCGTCCGAGACAACCGTACTCTCGTTCATCAGCGCGACGTGGACGTCAGCGATCAGGACGTTCATTTGTTCCAGACGACCTCGTAGCCCAGCCACATCAGATCGAGCAGCTCGTCGGCGGTCATACGCACAGCCACAGCAGGTACTGGCACATGAATCCAATGGGATTTATATATATGACTACCTCGGTCACCGTGACTCCGGCTCTTGTGGTTCCGGGTATTGCTGCTGTTGCTGTTCGTAATAGTGGCGTTCCATCTGCGCGAGATATTGGGCGTTGTAGTCCGCCTCTTCGGCCTCTCGCTCAGATCGTGCCAGCGCCTGTCGCTCTTGAGCGCGCTGTTCCTCTTCACGTTCCTCTTGCCGACGCTCGATGGCTCGGCGTTCGCGGTCGTATTCCTCCGTATAGACTGCCTTGCACGGATCGTCGGCCCATCTGTCGTACATATCGTAGTCGCGATGGCCCCAGCGAGCATCGCGGCGAGCCTGATCTTCATGCTCGCGCTCGTTCCAGCAAAAATCATATCGGCTCATTGTCTACTCCTTGTTGTCAGGGAGTTAAGTATGTAAGTCCCAATCCGATCGGGCCTTCGTTGGTGATCCACGGCAGCAGCGGCAGCGCGGCGACGGTCGTGCTGACGAGAAGCAGCGTCCACAGGAGTTTTTGCTTCATGGTGCCGCCGGAATCGGAATAGGACCGGAATTTGGAGAAGCCAAGTCGTAACTGAGACACGCTACCTTTAGCTTGTCGACCGACGCCTGCAACTTGTTCAGATCGAGCGGAGTGGCCGCACGCGCCGCGTAATAATCTGCCAGTCCAGCCTGCATTCCGGCAAGTACGCTCGCCCGAGACATGAGGATGGACGCTGCGTCCAGCGCTTCGTTCTTGATGACGCTAATCTCCGTGTTGGTAAAGCCGGCAGCCGCGCCGAGTCCTGCAATGACGGATGCCGCTGCGTGGCGCACGACGGCGATGGGCAGAAAGACGGAGCCGAGAAGGCCACCCGCCGTCTGGAGAGCCACCCCCCAGTATTTAGCCTGCGTCGACTGTTGCTCGAACCCAGTCAGCACCGACTGGCATCCGGCGAGCGTGGTGTAAAAGTCCGTGTCGATGGTAGACGTCGACATTGCCGCTAGTGGGCGCGGCTTGTACAGGTATCCCCTCGCCGTAGGCGTGACCGTTGGTGTGGTCGCGCAGGCGGCGAGGGTTAGAACTAAGATTCCGAGGGTCAGAATCTTCATGGCTTTTAAGGAATGCTCACGCTCAAATTCAGCGCGTCAGCCGGCGGGCCGGCGGCAGCGGTGACGTCGGGAAGCGCCGCCGCATCGGTCAGCACGGTGCCTGCCGAATTGACCGCCTGCACGGTCGCCTCATTGCCGGTTCCTACGACGGCAGCGGTGTAGACCGCCGACATATTGTCGGCTGCAGGGACGATGGTGTATGCGCCGGCAGGCACGCAGGCGTAGACGACGTTGGTTACGGTGGCCGGTGCCCCGGCGGCGGTGGGCGCGATTTTCGCAGTTGCGGTGAGGCCGATGCTAAGTGCCATGTTGTTTCCTTCAATGGTCAGATTAAGGGTGTCGGCAGAGTTTTCGAAGCAGGCAATCAGCCTGATGATGATTTTCTCAATCCGAATCAATAGTCTGCTCATGACACGGCACAGACTATACCTAAGCGAGGGCTGCTGCAACGCCATAGTAGAGAGGGGCGGCGAGCGCCCTTTGGCCCTGTTCGTGGTGCCAGACCGCAGCAGATAGGGCCAATAATGGCCACTGTTCGTCGAGGCGTAACGGATAGTCCCGCGCAATTCCCATGTCCTTGCACACGTCGACGATGTACGCCTCGGTGTCGTTCTCGGTCGGCGGTGCGTAGTGGGGAATGATCGTTGCGACAGTGTTGAGTCCGTGGATGAGCCACGCATTCTTGAGGTCTATGCATCCTGCCCGAGCGCCATCGTTGAGCGTAGCAAAATCACAGAATCCGCGCGTCTGCCCAGTCTGCCCGACCCAGCGAATGCTGGCGACAAACCGAAGGTCGAACGGATTGTTGCGACCGATCATTTTTGATAGGGCAACGGCGATTGAACGGCTGGCGGGAATACGCGGGTGCGCAACTCTCTCAGGTCATCTCGAACACGCGCATCGTTGGCTTCCCGCTCATGCTCGATACGAGTTAGGGATTCCTTGGTCGCATCCTCGACTCTCCGCGCCGCTTCGAGCCTTTCCTTATCGACACGATCAGAGGCTTGGCGTTCAACAATGTTGGTTTGTTCAATCACGGACAGGCGGCTTGATACATTCGCGAGCCAAACAAAGAACCCGATGATGGCAACGAGCAGCGCGCCTCCCACCGACCCGGCCAGCTTTGCAAAGCCACCGTCTGCTTTTGGTTGTTGCTGCATGTCGTCACGAAACCGCCACTATCGAAGTCGAGTAATCGTCAGTTGTGCGAACGCGATCTTAGCCGGTCCGCCAGAAAACGGCACGTTGACGTACATATTGATCGTTCCCAGCGCCGCCAGCGTGACCGACTCGACCCACGTTCCGGCCTGAGTGACGGTGACCGGCGAAATGACCGCGCCGAGCGCACAGTTGACCGACGAGCCGACGCGCGACAGGGCAAGCGCCGAGCTGAACGTGCACCCGTTCTGATTGATGTTGACCATCGCGCTGACCAGATAGACGCCCGCCGCCGTCGCCGTGAAAATCCCCGTCACGGTAGAAAACTCGCCCAGCGTGTCCTTAACCACCGTTCCGCCCTGACCGATCGGATAGTTCACGTTGTTGGTAAGGCTTGGCGAAGCAGTATTCGTTACCTGAATATCCGTTAAGGATGCCGGCGTACCGGATGCGTTCGCGTTCACTTGCGAAACGATCCAGTTGAAATTCGCCATCACGGGCACTGCATCCGCGATCTGCCCGTCCAGCAGTTGAACCGGCAGCGGGCCGATGATTGCGCCGAGCGTGAGGTACTGTCGAAGTCGTCTCATGATCTTCCTATGGTCCGCACCAAAATACCACGCAATAGCCGCCAATGCCGACGCCACCCACTGTGTTCAACAGCGTCCGGTTGCCCCCGGCACCGCCGCCGCCTGCTCCATAGGCGGTTCCAGCCGCAGCGTGGCCGTTGAAGTCTCCCGCCCCGCCAGCGCCACCAGTGCCCCACGGCGATGCGCCACCGCCACCGCCGCCGCCGTCAAAGCTCCCCGGATCGCCTAGCCCATGTGGGCCACCGGGGACCGATTCCGCCGTTCCCCCCGGACCACCTGCGAAGTTGACGCCACCGGCACCGCCGCTGCTGCCGCCTTGATAACCGTTCGTTTCAGTGTACGGACTAATCACTCCAGGCATGTAGCCGGACCCCAATAATTGCGGCAGTCCACCACCAGTAATATCGTAACAGCCGCCTCCATCACCACCACGGTTCGAGCCGGATACCGCCGGCTGAAGCTCCGGGTGATACGGCACGTGTGTTGGATTCTGCGACGATTCCACCCCGCCCCAACCGCCATCGGCCTGCGCGGTGCCAAACGAGGTTATCCCTCCATGACCGCCGGTCGCTGCCCCAAGCGTCACCGTGCCACCCGCACCGATGGTCACCGTCATGCCACCGGACACATGAAAAAGACGGTTGCGCACAAACTCGGCGGCCCCACCGCCACCAGCGCCGTTGGGAGTCGGAGGCGTCCCGGTCGGCAGATAAGACCCGCCGCCGCCGCCGCCTCCGATCATGGTCACCCAGACCCCAGACACCCCCGCCGGCACAGTGAACGTTCCACTCGACGTGAACTCCTGACATTTCAATGTCGAACCCATCAGCTGATCCAGCCGACCAAGACATAGCCGGACAGCCCATTGCCGCCCGAGCCTGTCGTTCCGGTGATGCCGCCCGAGCCACCGCCGCCGGCCCCGTAGCTTCCTGCTGGCGCATTGTGTCCACTGGTCCCGCCATCGCCACCAGCGCCGCCGGGGCCCCAGAGCGTGCCTGCGCCACCACCGCCGCCACCTTGAGCCGTCACCAGCGCACCGCCAGCCCCGCCAATCACAAAGCCCCCCGAGCCGCCGCCGATGAATCCAGCGTTTGCCGTGTCGCCACCACCACCGCCGGAACTTCCACCGAAATAGGTGGGCGACTCGGCATTGCCTAACTGTCCGTTGCCGACCGTGCTTTGAGCGCCATGTGCGCCACCACCGGCCCCAGACGATCGCGGAGACGAAACGACGCCACCAAAGCCAGCCTTGGCGATCCAAGGTCCAAAACTCGTATCGGTGCCATTCGCACCGGGGAGTGAACCGCTCGCCGCAATCGCACCCGCCCCGCCGGCACCGATCGTCACCGTGACCGCGCCGCTGATCGGCACCAGCATATTTTCTACCAGTTCGCCGGCCCCACCAGCACCACCACCGGAGGCCGACGCTTGCGTGGCCCCTCCGCCCCCGCCGCCGACCATCGTAATCCACGCGCCGGTCACGCCAGCTGGCGGAGTCCACGTTCCACTCGATGTGAACTCCTGCGACTTGAGCAGTCCGCCACCAGCCGACACAGTTTGCAGCGACACGGCAGTCGTATGCCCATCGGCCTCTACCGTCACAACCGGGTAATGGCTGGCATCCCCGTAAGTACCAGGGGTGACTCCGCTCGCGGCGTGGCTGACGACGCCAGTTCCGGTGATTGGACTCGGCGTAACGACAATCGGCGTCACCGCCGTTATGCTGACCGCCCCGCCAGTGCCGGGAGTGCCCTGCGGACCTTGCGGCCCCGGTGGCCCGGGCGGACCCGCCGGACCGACGCCGCCCCCAGGCGGATTGACGACGATGTTGTTGATGGCGTTCAGCAGAAACTGAAAATTCGCCATGACCGGAATGGTCTCCGCGAGCTGCCCCGGCATGGTGCTCGCCGGCAGCGGGCCGATCAGTTGCCCGGTGGGTGTCGTGCTCCCGGTCTGGGGAGCCGGACCCTGCTGATTAGTGGGTCCGGTTCCTAGATTCGGAGAGGCCGGATTCAGCGGCATGTATCACACGGCGTAGAACATTGACGACGCTATCGTCGAGTTGTTGGCGAAAGCGGTGTCGGTCAGCGCAGTTACTCCGGTGGCGCTGATGACGTTCAATATGCCCATGCGGGTCGTATTCAGAACGAAATTCACCATGAGATAGCCGGACGCAAAGGTCACGTTAGCCGCAAACAGCGGGCCGCCATTGTTGCCGAGCCAGTTGGCATTGACCGTGTATGGCAAGCCACCGATGGCCATTTGGCCGGTGGAAGAACCTTTGCTTGAGAGCACGACAGCGAACGCGAAGAAGACCATGCGTCCGACCTTGAACGCGATGCCGGACTGAGTGCTGTATGTCACGCCGACGCTGGCACCACCGAAAGAGACGGTCGGCGTCCAGTTGATGATGTTGGACCCTTGCGCCGAGTTCATCAGCACATAGGCCGATCCGTTGTCCTCGATGTCGTACACGCCAGTCGACAGCAGCTCGCTACCACTCATTGCCGTGCCATCGGCATAGACCAGATTCCGAGCCGCTAGGCCATTGGTCGCGATGGTGGTCGCGCCAGTGTTCGACGATGCGGCGGGGAAGCTGAAGCGCTGCCCGGCGGCATAGCTGGTAATGACTGGGCTAGGCGTCAGGGTGATCGCGTTTGCCGAGCCTCCAACCGAGCCGGAAGGAACGAAGGTCGGGATGCTCAACGAGTTCGCGCTTGATCCAGCCGCAGCATTGGCGTTGACCTGACTGACGATCCAATTGAAGTTTGCCATGACCGGGACTGCGTCGATGATCGTGCCGTCGACGATGTTGTTCGGCAGCGGTCCGACTATCACGCCGAGGTGGAAGTACCTACTCAGTCGTTTGAACATTTTGCGTCTCCTGTTCCTCGTCCGTAATCAATTCGTTCAGCATCGTGATCCCGCCGCGCAGCACAAGTATCTGCTGCTGGGTGGTGCGTACCAAGTCCTCGGCCTTCGCCAAGGATGCCTCAAGTTCCGCGCGACGCGTCTTCTTGTCGATCATTGCTGCCCGGTCGTCATGTATCCCGTCTTCTGGTAGCGAGCATAGAACGTCCCGATGCCAACTTCAGCCGATGCCGTCGCCGTCACCAAGAGCTGCATCTTCTCGAACACCAGCGGCGCAGCCCATGGAACCGGGTAGGTATGCGGAACATTCTGCACTCCAGCGCCCCACAATACACCAGACCCGGCAGCGGCGGTCCAGTAGGCTGGAGGGTTGCCCAGCCAGAGCGTGCCGTCGCCCCAGTACGAGCCGAGCGCGCCCCAGAGCGAGCCGCCGCCCCAAAGGTTGCTCGTCGACCAAAGCGTTCCGTCGCCCCAGTTGAACGACCCCCATGCGGCCCCTTGATTGATGACCGAAATCTGCGCAAAGCCGATCGTCCTGCCCTGCTCGTCCTGCGCCGTGATGTTGTAAGTAATATTGCCGCTCGATGCCGATAGCTCGATCTGCGACTCTGCTACCTGCTTCACGAACATATCGCCGACCTTGGGAAAGGTCGAACTGAGCATGGTGCAGGTCATCAGTGTGCCGAGGTCGGTGTTGACGAAGTTCATGTTCTGCTGGGTATTGCTCTGCATCAGCAGGCCTGGATTGCCGACCGACGAGAGGACGAAGAACCCGCCGAGCGCCGACGCGCAGTCGTACTGAAAGGTATGCGGACCGTTCCAGCGCCGCTTGTGCTCGTCGAACCAGTAATCGTTGACGCTCGATATGCCGCGAACAGTGGTCCCACCGCAGACGCGATAAATCGTCGAGTTGTAGGCTCCCGCCCAGCGCGTAGGGAAAAACGCATTCTCGAACGGCGTCTGTACGTCCGGCTCCAGCGTTTGCAGGCTGTTGGTCAGCGGACGAAGCGCACCGAGCAAGTCGATGAAGTACGGGCCGCCAGTCGACCCGAAATACGTCCCGTAGGGCGATAGGCCAATCGAGCGCGGCGCATTCGTGCCGACCGTAAGGGAGATTTGGTCAAGACCCAGATTCCACGTCGCAGGGTCGCCTCCAACCTGCCAGACTTGCGTTGATTTAAACACAGTGAGTGTTTGAACGATGCCAGAACCAGCCGTTTGTACAGGAAGTCCTGAAAGCGCGTTGACGATGCCCGAATCTCCGATGGTGATTGCTTGAGTTGCGTTAGTCCGAGTAAGGGGATTGGTAAGGACGTCGGTGTACTCCAGTTGATTCCTGACCGCGAACCACGCGCGATTGTTGAAGTTGGCAACGGCGGTCGGGACACCATCTAGAGGATTCACCGCCGTCGTGGTCGAGTTCCAGACCAGCGCGTTCGGAACCGTGGTGTCGATGGTGCCAAACGTGTAGGCGTCACCCCAGAGCGCGTTGCTGCCACCCTGCGAGGTACTGCCCCAGAGCGTTCCGTCGCCCCACAGGTGCTTGCCTAACCCGCTGAAGCCAGCGTGCGTCACAATGACCAGCGTTCCCACCGATGTCATCGTCGGCGGAACCCAGTCTCCGAACAATGCCGGTGTCAGCGGCGTCGTCAGCGCCGTCACTCCCGAGATAGGAATGAACGTACTCGTCGCCGTGTCGTAGCAGAATGGCTCATCGTGCCCCGGGAAGCGTAGCGTCGCCACCATGCCATAGATCCGCGTACCAATCGCAATGTGGATCGAGATGAACGTCGGGCTGGCAAAGCGTCCAGTTGCCGCGAGGTCGACCAGCAGCGTGACCCCAGGACGCGACACGACCAATTCAGGATTAGATTGGTCGAAAATGAGATTGCTTAACTTCTGCGATGCGCCGGGGAATTTGTCGGATGCGTCGAATGCGTCCACCAGACCGCGCGGCGTGAAACGCATTGCCTTTGAGTTGGAGATAGCCACATCAGAAGGGATACGCTTTTACGGGCTTCAGGCCACGCGCTGCACGGAATCTACGCGGATCTAGTCGCACATTCTTTACGGTCTGCTGCTCGTCCCCCTCCATGATGAGGTGCGGGCGCAGCATTTCCTGAGAACGATCGTACAGTGACTTTGATCGATCATCCCCAGTAACTTCACACATCCTAGCAGCGGTTGCGGTAATCAAATAGTCATCGTATGGGAACCACGGTATCGCCGTTGAAGTGTGAGGCGACGGAATATCTGGTTGGTTGACCATGTATCGATGCGTGAGCGCGATCTGCCCCGAGGTCTGTGGGTAGATAAACAAATTGCCAGCCGATGTCGCCCCCGGAATAATCAGCGCTGCGGCAGCCGATGCTGTGATCTGCGCTTGCGTAGATAGATCGGTGGCGAATTCATACGGGTAGTTCGTCGTGGACGGGCTTTTGAATTCAGCATCAAACTGTTCCATGGTTATTGGAGTTAGAAATATTGTGATGCCTGACGAAGTTCCGCCGCCAGAAGCCGGGATAGGATAGAACAGGTCGTAAGTCCGGAGGTAGTCCGATTCTAGGAGGAATGGACCGTATGTTCCGGCTTGAACTACGAGGGTCTTGGTGACTCGGTTAACCTTTAAATTTTTATTTAGAACCAAGTCTTGCAAAACTAGATTGAGGAACTGACCGGCAATGCCCACCATCCCGACCCCGCCTTTCGCGATCTGGGAGGCCAAGAGGACAATTTGTTGCGCTTGCATTCACTTTGCCGCGCCGTTGAGCTTGCGCTTGCCTTCTTCGATGGCCGCCGCCACGCTTTCTTTGGTGCGCATCCAGTGACGCAGCTGGTCGTCGAAGTGGCTCATCTGCTGGACCTGTTGGCTGGTCAGCTTCTTGCCCGCGCTCTGCCGCTTCGATAGCGCTTCGTTGTGCGCCATCAGCTCGACAACGGCTGCCTCTGCCCGAGCGAGTTCCGCCGTCTTCGTCACCATCACGTCAACGCGGATCGCTTGGCGGTCGAGCGCGTCCTGATAGGCGTCTAGCCGAGCGTTGATGTCGTGCGGAGTGTCGTCGCTGTAGACGTATCCGGTCAGGACCAGCTGCCGCTTGTCGGTCAGCACCGCCGTCAACTGGAAGTTACCGGAAAGCGTGCGCTCCATCAGAATCCCCGCGCGCTGATCCGTGGCTTGGCCTGATTGCGGTAGGCGTTCTCGTCGGTGCCGTGGATATTGCGGTCATGGTCCCACAGGCGGTAGACCATTTCCTTGACCGTGCGCAGCGTGTCGATGTCGAGCTTATAGGTCGCGCCGTGGTAGAACGGCACTTCGTTGATCTTCAAGTCCGTGCCGCCGACGGGGGGCATGTCGATCCGATAGGCGAACACCGGCAGCTTCACGTCCTTGAACACCGGGCGCAGGATGTCGCGCCCATCGTCCTTGTGGCCGACCAGCTTGTACTCCTTGAGCCGCTTGACGGTGACGTATTCTCCGGTCGGCTGCTCCTGATTGTCGCCCGGCATCAAGGGCGCGGCGCTCGCGAGTTCGATCGCCATCTTCTCGGCGTCGGTCAATTTGGCTTCGGCGATCGCCGCACGTTCTTCAGCCGCCTTGAGCTTGTCGAGCAGATCCTTCTCGCGCTCGTTGGTCATGCCCGCAGTTGAGGCAATCGCCACGTAGGCGTCCTTCTTGGCGGCGTGCCTAGCCTTCGCCCGCTGGGACGCCTGCTCGCGCTGTTCCTTAGTCCAGGCCATGTCAGGTCAAGTCGCCCATCGTCCCGGCGCTGTAGCCGACGGTAAAGGCGCTCGACGATTCGGTTCGAGCCAAGAAGGCTTGGTTGAGGATGATCGAACCGTAAAACACCTTCCACGACACTACCCGCGTCTGATTCAGGCGGTCGGACTTGTCGGCCCCGGTCAGGTAGAAAAACTCCGGGTTCTCCAGAATGACCTGTCCGTAGGAGTGGTTGCCGATAAAAATCGTCGGGAACACTGTAACGCCGGTTGCGGGGGCAGCAGGAGGAGTCTGCGCCGCACCGATGCCGGTGATGATGACCGTGGCTCCCGACGGAAGCTGCGTTGCTTGTCCGGCCAGTGGTCCGGTCAGCGGTCCGCTCGATGTCAGGCCGAGGTTGGTCGGGCTCGCGGTCGTGCCGATGTAGACGTTGAACACGTACCCCGGTTTGGTCGGCAGGGTTACGCTGATCGAGCCGGTCGGGCCGGTGACGGAAATGCTGCCCGACACCTGATAGATTTGCTGCTCGACCGACGTTTGCGACGGCGAGCCGGTCACTTGGATGTTGTAGGTCGCGCTGGTCGCCAGATTGCCGCCGCTGGTCGACGCGGTGCCGCTGACGAGCGCTACGCCCACCCAATACGGCATCATGTTGGTGCGTACCCAGCGCATCCCACCGAACGCGCCCAATTCGTTGTTGTACAGGCGGTTGATGTCGCTGAAGGCCCACGCGGTATTGACTTGCGAGTTCTCCCGCATGTCCTGCTCGACGAACGGGCTGCACATGGCGACATAGTGCTGCATCACGGCGGGTGACTTCGACGGATCGCGGTACGAACCCGCTTCGATCATCATGTCCTCGCGCTCGTCGCCGTTGAACATTGGCGCACCGTAGGCCGCGAGCGAGGCAAATATCTTGTTCGATTCGTGCGGGCTCATGACGTCGGTTGCGACCAGCGCGGCGCGGTTGGCGCGTCCATTGGCGAAGTTGACCTGATTCGCCGCGACCAGCGTATTGAGCGTGTTGCGCTCCAGCGTTTCCGGCATCTGGAGACTGACGAGCTGGATGGCTTGCTGGAACGGCGGGTGAAAGACGGTGATGTTGGCAACGTCGGTCAGGATGACGGAATCGCCCCACTGCTGCACGGTCGCCGAGACCTGCACCACCTGCATTGCTTCGCCGGATGGGGCCACACCCTCCTGCAACGGCGCGAACGGCAGCGGCAGGCGCTGGAAACGGCTCGCGGTATAGGTCAGGCCACGATTGACGTCGAGGTGAAGCGGCTTGCCGAACTGGTAGGCGATGAGTTGCCGTCGAGCCAGCGGCTCCACTTCCTCCTGAATGTAGTTGACGATGTCGGCCTGGAAGTTATCCGACGTCGAAGTGTTCACCGCCCCAAGGGTCAAGAACGATGAGAGTGCGAGGAACAGCTTGTTCATGGTTGAACTCCGCTTAAATAAACTGATTGCGCAAGCGTTCCGCGCGTTTCTGCTTCTCGTTCAAAGTGCCTTTGGCCGACACGTCGCTACGTGCCCCCGGCGTTCTGCCACGGTCGACCTTGGTTCCCGGCGTGGCCGTCGGCTCCGCTGGCTTGCTCGTCTTCGGCTTGATTTTCCCGTCCAAGGCGTCTTGTCCTATGAAAAAGGCCAGGATCGCGCGCCGAGGCGGCGGTTGCTGGCCGTTGCTGCGAAACTTGTTGACCGATTCCTCGACCCGATCCTTGTATGCCTTGTAGGTCTTTGGGTTGGTGTCCCTGACCCGGTCGAAATCGTTGCGGTCGTTGGTGTCCCTTGCCTCTAGGACGGCCTGCTGAGACTCGCGCTTGACCTCGCGGATGGTGCGGTTGGACTTGATCGTCCATTCCAGCATCGAGGTGTCTTGGCCGGCCTTGCGGGCCTCGGCGAGCTGCGCTTCCTCGCGCTCGTACTCGGAATCGACGGTCGGACGTGCCGGGAGCCTTGCCCTGGCTTCGTCCTCAAGGCGTCTGGATGCGCGCTCGCGTTCCAGCTCCTCGCGCGCCTCTTTGGCGATCTTGCGTTCGCGCGCCAGTTCGGCGGCGGGGTCGTCGGCGGGCGGCGGTTCCGGATCGGGAGCACCCAGCAGAGCCTCAAGCGACTCGTCGTTCTCGTTTGCCGGCGGATCTTCCGGAGGATCGTCTTCCTCGACGGCCCCCAGATGCAGATACTTCCGCAGGAGGTCAAGCATCAGGCGTCTCCAGCGAATACGCGGGTGATGACGAGCGTGGTCGCGGTCGCTACTTGAACCATCCATTTCCCGCTTACGTTGGTCGCCAGCGTGGCCTCGGTCGCCGATACCGTCGTGCTGGAGTCGCCCGCCGTCAGCGTTCCCGTCTGTCCCACGCCCTGATTGCTGATGTATAGCGGGAAGTAAAACGTGCCGTCAGTCGGGATCGTCGGTCCGAGCGCGGAGATAATGGCCGACGTCGCCGGCAGCGTGATGGTGAAGCCGCCGCTCGCGCCCGAGGTCAGGACAATGTTCTTGGACAGCAATTGCGCGGTCGTCAGCGTCGAGTTCGTTCCGGCGGTAACGATGGTGGACAAGCCCTCGGCGTAGGCATTTACGTTCGACATCAGCGCTAAAAGTCCGAATAGCGCGGCGGGGTCCGCTGTCACCCCGGCGGGAATTTTGGCGATGGTCATGGCTTACACGCTCATCGTCGCGGTGACGGTCGCCATCAGGCCGGTGATTGTGAGCAGCGGCGAATAGGTCACGGGGACAACCGCCGGCTGCACCATCGTCGCAGCGGTCGCGGTCCATGTCGTTCCGGACGGCGTTGCAATGACCATCGAGGTCGCGCTGGTGGCGGTCGTGATCGGATACCAGCCAGGGGGCAGCGTTCCAGCAGTGACGCCAACATAAATCAGGTTGCCCACGGTCGGGCTGATGGTGTTGGTGCCGAGAGCGAGCGTGAACAGGTTGCTCGATCCGACCTGGGTGATCGACGTGAATGTCGTTCCCGCCGTCAGCGCCGACCCCGTGCTACTGGTCAGTTGGGTGATTTGTCCGCGATACCAGCGGGCGGCGGCGGAAAGCACCGTGGTCGTTCCCGAGAGCGTAACGCTGGTGTCAAGCAGGGTTGGCGTTGCAACCGTGGTGCTTGCGTTGGTGACGATGATGAACGGGAACGATTGCCCATTGGTCGCGCCCGGAATGGTAGCGACGATGTTGTAGGCCGAGTCGATCGTCACCGTGCAAGCGCTACCGGCGGTCAGGCGTTGCAGCAGGTTGCCGAGGCTGGTGAGGGTGATGGTGGTGGCGGCGGAAGTGGCGAAGTTGGTGCTTCCGACCGACGACATGCCGTTTTGCCCGAGCTGGGCCGCGAAGCCTAACATGCTGCCCGCATCGACCACCGAGCCGTCGACTTGCAGGGGGGAGAAACCGATTACCGGGAGGTCGAAGTACTGGGCGAGCAGGCGTCGCTTCATGAACAGCTCCTTGGGTCAAACTGTGGGTAACTTAGTCCTACGTTTACGTTATGTCAAATATCAGGCTTTAAGGGCTTCCAATCGCTTGTTGAAGGCTTGGCGGTCGGCCTGGAGCTTCTGCTGGGCATCGCGTAAGGCTGTCTCGGCGGCGGCAACATCCGACTCGCGTGCATCGAGCGCCTTGGCGCGTTGATCCATGACCTTGATGTCGGTCGCCTTGGTCGCGTCAAACTGTGCGCGGTCGACGGAAAGTTTGGCGATCCCGGCCATAGTCTGCTTCTCGCGGACATCGGCGTCCTTCACCTTCTGCGCGGCGTCATCCGCCATCTTTTTAGCCGTGGCTTGCGCTGCTTCGGCCTGCTCCTTGGCGGCGGTGAAGGCGGCGGCGGCATGGGCCTCCGCTTCGTGCTTGATCTGGTGGGCTTGGTCGAGCGTTTGAACGATTCCTTCGCGCTGGTTTAGCGCGTCGATCGCGGCCCTTGTTTCGGCAATCTTGGCATCGAGGACACCCGATAGAATGATCGGCATGGCGAGCGCTTCGTCTCGCAAAGTGATGATGTTGCTGGCGCTCATGGTGGAACCGCTTTTAGTCATCATGGGGTATCCCCGGTTTCAGAGTCCACTTGCGAATTTACGCTTATCTTTGTTTTGACGCCAATCGCCTTGACGAACCAGGAGTGAAAATTCTGGGTGGTGCTGGGGCCGCTGTTGATGCTTAGGCTTGCGACTTTCCCGGTCTTGACCAATCCCCCAGGAACGGTGGTCCCTGCGAATGGAATCGAAAGCGTTGCGATGCCTCCGGTCTTGGTCAATGTCCCGGCAATGGTTCCAAAGTTGCGCGCGAAGGCGATTGACCCCACGCCTCCTGTCAGCGGCTTGTTGCCTGGAATGGTGGTGAAGTTTCGTTGGAATGAAAGCGTCGCAACTTGGCCGGTCAGAGGCTTGTTGCCGACAACGGTGGTGAAGACATTGCCTTGAAACAGCGCTCCCACCTGCCCGGTTTTGACCAGACCTCCAGCGATGGGGGATAAATTTCTCTGGAATGACAGCGTAGCGACCTGTCCAGAAAGCGGTTTGTTGCCAGCTACGCTTGTGAAATTGTATTGGAGCGAGAGAGAGGCAACTTGCCCCGTGAGTGGCTTGTTGCCGGCAATCGTCGTACCGCTGAAGTTTCCGCCCAATGGCAGCGTTTGCGAACCAAGAAACGCAAACTCTCTGCCGATACGCGCAGGGTTAGGCCCGACGCCCGGCTTGATCCACGGCTGATAAACTTCGCTATATGGGGCAGTTGCAACCGCCGACGACCCGACCCACACCCTTCGCAAACGAGGTCGCCAAACCTGCCACGGGTTGTCGCAAAACCCTTCCGCCTCTGCCGCAGACCATGCATAGTTGTCGGCGCGCAGGAAAAGCGGCAGCGTAATCGTCGACCCCGTATTGGCTGCGCCTTGCTCCCCGTATCCGAGCACCAGACTCGGCGAGCTGTATCCGGTGTAGCCGTTGCCAGAGATGCCGGTCGTCTGCTGGATCATTACACCGTTGACGTAAATCGTGAACGCACCGCCGCCAGCCGTGAGCACGACAATGTATTGATTACCGGGGGTCGCAACGGGGCCAACGTTGACGCCGACGTTGATGGCACCGCCGGAATATATATAGCCTATGAAGCTATAGGTGCTCCCGGTGCCGATGTAGAGCGCCCGGTCCCGAGTGCCGCCTCCGGGGCCTTCGGCAACGACGGCAATTGCCTGCAACTGCTGGACAGCAGGACTGACCACGCAGGCATAGGTCCACGGATTCGCCGCGTTGATTTCCGCCGCTGTCAATGCTTCCGACACGTAGCCGGCTGCTCCCACCGGCTGCCATCCGATGCCAAGGCCCGTATCGGCCCGGCTTACCGCGCCGGAGATCGCCGGCACACTCTGTGAATTGGCGTAGTTGCGCGGCTTGCCCGAGGTCGGATCGCACCCGTTGTACAGCTGCTTGACGTTCGTCAGCAGCGGCGACTTCCAGTCTGGCTCGACCGCACCGGGCGGTTGCTTGCGCCAATTTCGACGAATTAGAATGCTGGCCAATTTGTGCCAGCCTAGTATTGGCCCTCAACCGGGAAGAACTTCAGTGCCCAGTTCACGCTGATGGTTTGCCCACTTCGATTGATGATGTACGGGGTGTAAAGCGTCGGCCAGCAGTCTCCGATAGGGCTTGAAAACCGATAGTTCGTTGTCGCGGACGGCGACGCAAGCGGATTCGTAAAAGAACCGAATCGGTTGGCGCTAGATATGTAACCAGCGGACGCCGTGGTATCTACCGTCGCGTAGTTCGTACCGTCGATGGACGGAACAAGATAAAGATCGGCAACGATTGTGCCCGAGACAATGTTGGTGATCGTCGCCCACTGACACGTCAGCTCGAAATAGCCGGCGATTGGCTCCAGCGCGCCAGCGGTCCCACCCGCGCGCATGTCCAGCGATCCAGCGCCAGCGCTGGTCGCGCTTCCGTTGGTCGTAGACGCGCCGGTCGAGGTGATCGTAATGCCGGTCGCGGCGAGTTCTTTTAGGGAAAGGGTGCCCATGTCACCAGCCCATCGCTATCGCTACGTCGGCAGGCTGGAGCAGGTAACCGAATACCTGCGACACCGCCGGAGGACCACCGGCGCCGAGCAACACTTCGAGGCGAGTGCCAAGCCGCTGCGCCACTGCGGTCAGATTGGTAAGTGTCGTCTTGCCGGAAAAAAGCGTACTGAACGCGGCGCGCACATTCGCACTTGTCGCATCGACGATCGGCGGATGAATGAGCGTCTGAAATGCGAGCTGCGCGCCGGCGGTCGTGTTAAGCGCAACCACCTCGGTCATCACACAAGCCGCGACCACTTGCGAATTCGTCAAGTCCGAGCGCCAGATCGCGGTTGCGCTCAACGCGTTGTAGAAATTCGCCACCGCAGGAGCATCATGCGCAGCCCTCGCAATCACAAGCGAACCCTGCGCGTTGATGTCGGTTTGCAGCGTCGTGTTCTGAGCAGTCGTCAGTGACATGTCAACCAACGACCCATTGCTTGCCATCCCAGTAACGGGTCGAGCCGGTGCTGATCGTCTCCCGGATGACGCCGGCTTGCCACGCCAATTTTATCGCCTGCCCCCCTTGCGTTGCCTGAACTCCGTTGAGCAGCACCGGATAACCATACGGCTGCATCACGGTTCCCAGCGTCCACACGCCGCCGGATGCATCGGTGATCGAGGCCGCCGGGGGGATGATGGTCCCGTCTGGCGACGTGCCGGTGGTAGGCGGCGCAGTGCCATCCGCAACAAGCAAGCCGACATCGGCTTTGAGCTTGTCGATCTGCGCCTGCGTTACTTTTCCGAGGACCAGCGCCCCGGCATCAGCCACGATAGTGTCGATGAGCATTTGCGTATTCCCTGTGGGTGGCGGTAACGAAGCGGTGCCCTTGAACAGCACGCTCTTGATCGCCATGATCGAATCGGTAAAGATCGTGTCGTAACTCAGGCTGTACGTTCCCGGGTTGGCGCTGCGACTGTCCAGCCCCAGCACTCCGTTCTGGTCGTATCCCCACGCAACGACTTCGTGATTCGGCGGGTAGAACACGCAGAGCGGAATCCCGGCGGCAATGTAGGTTTGCACCTTCTCGATCATTCCGGCTCTGGTCGTCGGATAGCCGAAATCCATCGGATACTCGTAATCGACCAGCTTGTAATTTTGAGCGTCCGTATACGCAGCGAGACTCGGGGTGGCATTGACAGCAGCCATGAACGCCGCGTAGTCATTCCCGAAGTCAGACGGCACAACCATCGGCCAAAGCGCTTCCGAGCAAACGCCAGTTGTCGCCGCAACAACTGGATACTCTCCGACGACGAACAGGAACCGCTCCGATAAGCGCACCGCCGGATAGCCCTGCAAAATGCCCCGCAGTTCCATCGCGTAGCACATGGAAGCCGCCACGCAGTCGCCGAAAGGATCGCCCCAAGGGCGCGGAGGCAGCTTCGCAAGGTAGGTCGGCGTCCAGTCGACGGAGACGGGAAGGCTCACAAATTAGTCCTTGCCCCATGCCTTTTTCTTCCCGCCGCTCGCTAGACCCTCGGCAACCTTGAGCAACCGATCCGCAGACTTGTGCTGCGCTCGCATGATCTTGGTCAGGCCCTTCATGTCGACCGAGTACGTCCCACCGTCTCCGTTGGTCACGCTGGGCGGTGTCTTTCCATTGTCGGTCGTCGTCTCCGTCAGCGTAACCTTGAATGGACCGGCAGGCGTCTGCTTGATCTTCCCGATAGCGCCAACCTGAGATATTCCTTCGGCACGAATGCCTTGAAGGTCAGGCGACAGTTGTAGACCGTAGTACGTGACGCATCCCTCAGCGTGCGGCGCACCGTTGAAGGTTATGGTTGTGCACAGCTTCTCGTCGAATGGCTGGGCATAAACCGCGCCGGCAACCACAAACAAAAATGCAAGGACTAACGTCTTCATTTTGAAACTCCTTCCAATTTGGAAAACACAACCCACGGCATCCTGCGCCCCGCGCACATGCCGTAATGAGTAATCTCGAACTTGGCCCGCCCACGACAGGACAACCGCATCAACCGCGCCATAGAGTCCATCACATAGCCTTCCAACGTCTCGACACCGACCTGTTCGAGAATCTCATTAAAGTGATCGCGCAGTACAAAGAAAAACTCCTTGCCGACAATGGAACTCATCCATCCACGGTCGCCATATTTGCGAATCTGAGCCGAAGCAATGTAGTTGTCCTTGTCGTCGCCATAAACACGGACGACGTACTGATTAGGCTCGATCTCAAAGTGCACAATTTAGTTAATCGAATCGATTGAGAACTGGTGAACCGTGATGCTGTTGGCCGCATTGTTGACGGACCATGTGCCGAAGTGGTCGATCTGCTGCGCTGCCGTCGAATCGAAGCCAGTGCCGACCGCTGGAGCCGTTGACGGAATGAGCAACGATCCGGTGCCGCCGGTTGCGGCTGCGATGCCGCCGATAGCCGCTGCGGTCGTCCACAGGCCAGTGTGCATGAAGTTTGCCGACGTTCCTCCACCGACTGCGCGGCATGTCAGATCCCAGTTGAGAATCCACACATCGTTCGTCTGTGCGGTCACGTTTAGCGCGAACGCTGGCGTCGTCGCCACGATTACCGCGCCGAACCGAATGTCAAGCGTCAGCGTTCCGGGAGCCGCCGTCAGCGTCGAGATGCGCCCTGCGACGCGAAAACGAAGCGTCGTTCCTATCGACAGAAAATTAGCCGGCAACGTGTACTTCGCCTGCGTCGGAAGGATGGATGTCGGAGTAGTGCTTGCAGATAGTGCGGGTCCGTCGACCTGCGCGGTCATCAGTGCCCATGAATAACCAAGCATGTTTTATCCTATGGCGTGTGCGTGATGGTGAGCAGGCTACCAGTGATCGTGATCGTCGAACCAGAAGGAGTGAGCGGCACGTCGGCGGGTGTCGCATCTCCAAGCTCGAAACCAATCAGCGGCTTGACATGCCCGTTCAGCGTCGCGTTTACATACACCACCATCCAGCGCCAAGCTGGAATGCCAGTTCCGGTAGCGGTCCACCCGGGAGACGGCCCAGTAAACGCAAACGTCGTCGTTCCAACCGATCGCGTAAGCGTTACTCCGGTTAAAACAATGCCCCCAGTGGTGTATCCCTGCCCATTGGCGACTTCGTTGGTCAAGTCTCCGTACACCTGGAATCCTGACGAGGTAAGCGAAGCTCCAGACTGGATCAGCACCATCTGGAAAGCGTTGGCCGCCTTGAGTGAATCAGTGCCGTCTGCCTCCCACAACGTAGTGGTGTCGAACGCGGTGAACGTGCCCATCACACCGAGCGAAAGGTATCTCCACAAACGCGCTAAAAGGTTATGCATAGAAGCTGACATTCAAGACTGGAGAACCTGCGCCGATGATCCACTGAATCATCGTTAGGTCCCCCGAGTAATCGAGTTCCTGACCGCTAAACAGGCGCATGCCTACGTTTCCGGATAGCACGGGCGCGGTTCCATCATCACGCCACAATCCGAAGTCTGTAGCCGCCGCTCCTGCGCATTGAATGATTGCGTATCCCGGATACAGTCCGGAATTGGCGATCGGCGTCGGAAGCGTAAGTTTCAACGCTGAACTGGTCAGCGTCAGTTGAAAGTATCCGAGCGGACGGCGGTAAGCAGATACAGTGGACCCGTCGCGCGTCGCGCCGAGCGTCAGGTACTTAAGCAGTCGCATGAATCCTCTCCCGCAGGTGTTTCGCGCGCTCCGCGTAGGTCGGATAAAAGTCTCCGTCCTCGACCCGGAATCGCTGAATAACTCCCAACAACTCTACTCCGTATCCCTGCTCGACCGCAAACGCATCGGCGTCCATCTCCTGACGATGCGTCACCTTGAGCACCCAAGTCGTCCAGAAAAGGGGCAGCATCAGCAACCGCTTCTCCAAGTGGAACGCGAGGCAATGCTTAGCTTCGTGCATGAGCACCGCCATGCGCGAGCCGCTGTTGAGCGAGAACCACGCCGGACCGACAATGATGCGCTTCCACGGCCAGATTCCTTTTGCCTCTGCTAGTTGCTTGCTTTGCGGATTGTAGAAAATGGGGATACCGAAGACACGTTGCGGAGGACGCGGCTCCAGACCCTCGCCCAAAGATCGCCACTTCGCTCCGCGTTTCATCCACGGGGGACGGCCATCGGGTCGGCCATCTGATCCGAATGCACAGCGCCTGGAGGCTGCTGCCCGCCCGGTCGCGGCGGTCCCGGCATCGCGCCGGGTTTAGGGCCACCGGCAACACCCGGCCCACCACCACCGGGACCGCCGGGCGCACCGGGCGGCTTCTGCTGCGCCATCTGCATCTCGCGCTTCTTCTGCATCTGCATCATGTGCATCTGCATGTGCGCCTTGTAGAGGCCGAGGATGTCGCCGTTCATCGAAGCGGCCTTCATGTGCGCCTGCAAGTGCTCCGGATCTTCGTCGGCTTCGTGGACCTCGACCGGCATCCCGTTGGCGAGGATTTCGTTTTCCACCTCGGGGTCGATCTTGTACTGGTTGCGCTTGTCGATCAGGATGCGCGGCGCGATTTCCGGACCGAACATATTTTCTGTGCCAGACATCAGGAACGGCGTCAGGTCGAGCGTGAGGCCACCTAGCATCTGCGGCGGGATGCCCTTCAGCACGTTCACCCAGCCGGTTTGCTGCTGCATGAGCTGCATGCCGACCATGAACGACGTCCCCGACCAGCGAAAGAAGTAGCGCTCTCCCCACTGTTGCACCGGGATCGTTTCCATCTTCGCCTTGACGCCAATCTCGCCGCGCGATTCGATCATCAGCTCCCCGTCGCGGAACTGCTGGTCGAACTCGAACAGCATCTCCACCAGCGGATTCAGCACCACGTCCTCGTAGCGAGAGGCATGGTCGGTGATGTTGATTTCCTGCTCCTGCTGCATCTTGCCCATCATCTGCGCGTTCTTCCGGCCCTGCGGCATCTGGCCCATCATCCCGGGATTGACATCGAGCGATTCCCAGATTTGCTTTTTGATGACGTCGCAGAACGCAGCGGAATCCTTCCACAACTGCGGCGAGGTGATCGGCTTCACGTCGGCGGGAGACACCGGCCAGATCGCCGCCAAGCCCATCGTCAGATTAGCCCACTGCGGCGTCTTCAGCGGATCGACGGCCCAGATCGGCAGCAGGGAATACTGCGCCGAGTCGACGCCCATGTTGAAAAAGTCGTTCAGGTTCCACTGTAAGAATTTGACCGGCTCGATCTTCGACTTGCCGAAAAAACTTCCCTGCATCCGTTCCACCGGCTCGGAGATGATCGGGATCTTCCCGCTCCACAACGGATTCTTGATGATGCCGACGATGACCGTGGGGGCGGCGTAGTAGATGATCCCCGATTCCCTGTGCTCGCCGCCGAAGTCGAGCTTGGTGTACACCTCGTAGATCAGCGCGTACTTGTCGGTGCCGTAGGTCTTGACCCCCGCATCGCTGGTCTGCTTCTTCGGCGGGCTCTTGCGGTCGCGCGATTGATCGACCTTGCAGAAATCCTCGATGTCGGTGTCGGCGGGTAGGATGAACACGCCTTCGTCCACCATCTCGCGCACCTTATCGGCACTCATCCGCAGGCGAGTCGCTACCGCTTTCGCTTTCTGCAAATTCACGCAGGTCGGCGGCACCACCGCCAGATCCTCCGTAGCAAAGTCGACAACCTCTGGAGTTTCTTCAATGATGTCCTCTTGCTCGGTGTCCTCGTCCTCCTGCGAGGTGTCCTCTATTTCAAGATCGGCGATGTTCTCGCCATCTAGCTGCTGCATGATCGGATTGCGCTTGACGAGCCGCGTCACGCTGCGCTCGGAAGTCGTCCAGTCGACGCGCAGGTTCCACTGCCCGGTCACGTCGCCCGCGATCAAGTCGCTGCGCACGGTCGATTTGAGCTTCGTCTTCCGGATGTAGTGCTCAAGCAGCGACAGTTGCGTGAACGGCGTGTGTCCGTCCGACGACAGACCTTCGACGTGCTTATTATTTTGAGGAAACAGCTGCTTCAGCGCGCGCTTGGTGCGGGCGTTGATGGCATCGCGGACCGCTGGAATGTAGCCGGTGGAGTTTCCGTTGTACTGCTGATTGTCGTCGGGGACCGCCGAATGGATGTTCCAGTATTCCTCGATCCGGTCGGCCTGCTCGTCCTTGTTGTCGTAGCTTTTCTGAACAAGCGTGTAGAGCTTGAGCGCGTCTTGGTACGGATCGGAATCTGGCTTGTCAGCCCAGTTGTCTACCGGCTCGGCCTTGGAATCGGTCGTTGCCGATTCTGGCTCGTCATCGTCGATCCGTTTTTTTGCGCGAGCCACATCAGATCATGATGCCGCGAAGATTCTTGTGGCGCTTGGCCGAGGCGTGCTTCGCCAATCCTCCCGGTTGCTTGCCGCCGCGCATCTTGCCGGGGGTGTCATCCGGCCCCGGCTTCTTCTCGTTCCGGTGGAAAACCGCTGTCGGCTTCGACAGCTTCTTGACCTTGCGTTTCACGACTTCTTGCCGAGCGTCTTGCGTCCAAAAATCTTTTCACGCAGCGAGCCGCTTTTCTGCTTGTCGGGCATGATCGCGGTGCCGCCGTGGGTACCGCCGCTCTGCTTGCACGAAAAGAAGTCAGCGGGCGCTTGCGAAGGCGATTTCTTCTGGATCGAACGGGCGACGGCCATAGGGAACTCCGGTTGGTTGGCGCAAAAGAGTGTGCGACTGGCGGTTCAGGCTGTCAAGTTTGCACGCGCGGGTTGGCGGTCACGTAGCGCTTGCCCCCCGGCGTGTAGCCGATGTTCGCGCCCTTCGGGATAGCGTCGACATCGCCGACCTTGTCGAGCGTGGCGACCATCGTCTCGATGGCCTCGGCGATCAGGCGCGAGATCCCTGGTTCGGGCTCATGCCCCGAGCGCCCACCCTTCTCGGTGGTCAGCGCGTAGCCGGCGGCGAGTGAGTTGAGCGTGAGCTTGGCCGCCTTGTCGACCGTCAGCAGGCGCGAGCCGTGCCAGACGCTCCTGATCCGCTCCGACAGGCACCCTCGCGCCACCGCCACGTGCTCGGCCCGGTAGGGCGTGAACTTCTCCACCCGCAGTGCCGGGACTAGTGAAACCCGCTGCCACTGGTCGTAGGTTTCCGCTGGAACCCACGACTGGAGGGACGCTCTAGGGTAAGCAACGCGAACCTCGAATGCGAGAGTCTTGACGGCATCGGAGGTAGCTCCCGACGCGGACCAGTCGGCAGCGACGCAGAAGCGCCTGCCTTCCCGGACCAGCGCGACGGCCACCGCTTCAGCCGGATTGGCGTGAAAAGCGACGTACACCGTCTCGCCCAGCCTCGGGTCAGGCGCGTCGGCAATGTTGGCACCACTAAAATCCTCATACATCGGCACCCCCGCGAACATGCGCAGAGAATACGCCAAAGCGTTCATCACGTCGCGCGGCCCGTTGGGGAAGTTCGACCACTCGGCAACGAGCTGCGGATGCGCCGCCTTCCCGCCGACCAGCACGATGTCGTGGGCCTGGGCGAACGGTTGCAGGCCGCCGATGAACTCGTCCTTGGAACGGTCCTGGGGCGCGATCAGCGACTTCAGCGGCAGTGCAATGCCGCGCCGCATCATTTCGATCCGGATCGGCTGCAACAACCAGTCGTCCAAAGAGTTTTTTTCGATCCCGATTCTGGCGGGGGTGTGCTGCTCCTGGGTGAGGAACAGGTCGGCAATGAACTCGTCCGGGCGCCAAAAATTCCCGGATGATTCATGAACCAGAATCTTCGAGCCGAGGCGCGACACGACAACTTTTCCGGTGCGGTCCGATTTCGAGGCATCCTTGGTTCTCCTTTCGTTCGAGGTCCGCGACGGATCGTAGATCGCATAGCGCGGCATCCAGTGCCACGGCGAAACGTCCATCTGCCCGAACATTTCCTCCTTGAATGGTTTGGCCGAATAATCGGTCGCTTGCAGCATGTAGCTCTGCAAAAATGCGCCCAGCATCCCTGCGTTCTGGTATTTCGATCGCTCCCGCCGTATCCACTCCATCGGGTAGCGCTGCGGCCACAGACTCTCGGTGCGCGGGTCGTCCGGGTCGCCGTTGCAGATCGGGAACGCCCGGTACAGCCATTCCGGATCTTTGGCGAGCCGGGTCACCATGCAGTCCTCCGCCCGCCGCGCCTGCAAAAACCGGATCTTGCGCCGCTTCGGGTCCAGCGCCGGCATGAGCTCCAGGTAGAGCTTCTGCATTCCGCGATCTACGGCTTCGGTATCGCGCACCCGCTCCTGATTCTCGACGTCGTCGAAGTAAGCACCCCCGGGCCGGTCCGCCTGCTCCTTCAGCCCCTGCAATTCCTGCTCCCAGCCCATCGCCTCGATCAGCGTCCCCGAAGCAAACCACACCTTGTTCTCGATCGACTTCCGCGCCAGCACCCGCCCACCGAACAGGTGGTTGAGCTTCCGGTTGGTCCGGCACTCGTAGTCGATCGCGGCGAGCCGCTGGCACGCCTTCGAGTACGTCTCCCCGAGAAGCAGCCAGTACGGCTCGTTGCCGAAGCAGCCCTCCATCGTCAGATGCTCCTCGGAGAGCGTCGACTTGGCAGCGCCACGGAACGCTTCGATCAGAACGTAGGGGTCCGCGCAGCGCCACAGGTCGAGGAGTTCGACATGGAACGGCGGCGATTCCTCCGAATGCCGGTGCGAGAACAGCAGCGACGAACCGAGCGCCCGATCGGCGGAAATCTGCTCCAGAAGCTCGACATCGAAATTCACGTCGTCCTCGCCAACGCCACCTTGTAATCCGGGTACTGGTGCGCCCAGAGCGTCCCCGCCCCCTTCCCGAACGCCCCCCAGCCGGCATAGGTGACGTTCACAATCGCCGGCTGTCCGTTGATCCATGGCAGCGACGGAGCCGTCCCGGTATCGGGGGCCCAGCCGTTAACCGCGTCCCACCACGCTTCACTGTAGCGGATCGCCAGCCGGTTGTTGTTCGCATCCCCCACCCACGCCGCATTACGGATCACCTGCCCGAACGTGTAATCGGCCTGCCAGTAAAACGCCTGCTGCCGCGAGCCAACCGGCGGCGGAGCGCTCCAGGCATAACCCCACTGCCGAATCCGCCACGTCCCGCTCGCCGGCAACACCTGCGGGCACATGATCCCCCCAACCGGGCCCACCGTGAACCCGGCCATGTCGCGCACCACACCCGTCCCCAGATTCGTCCAGTCGCACTTCACCACCTCCTCCGGATACGCAATCGTCGGGTCCGCGCTCGATCCGTAATGTTGCAGCGCACCCCAAACTTCGCCCCCACCGCGCGCGTCAGCCAGCAACGCATGATGCTCCGTGCTCGTCCCCCAGATCACCACCCCATGCGTCGCATCCACCGCCTGCGACAAAAACGGATTCGCAGCCACCGGAGGATTCCCCGGCACCCCACTCCCGTCTACCCCAACCGGATAGTACGTCCGCGTCCCCAAAAACGCCGAATTGTACGAACTGTAAAGCTCACCGACAGGCGGAACGTCAGCAGTGAGCGCCGACACCTGTGACGTCAAAACGCTAACCGTCTGTTTCAATGCGTCTATCTGTGCCTGCGTCGTCATCGGTCATAACCTCAGTCTATCGAAAAAACAAAAACCATAAATTTCGCTCGTAGTTCCGGCGGGGCCTCAGCTGAAACTTCCACCCCGTCCGGCGGCCCCGAGGTGGTCCCCGAGTAGCCTTGTCCTACAAACTTTACATAATACACATTATGAGCAACGCAGCATGTAATCAATGGCTTACAAACCGATCTGTATGTCGATCAGCTTGGAACCGCCAATTGCTGCACTGCTTCGGCCTCGAACCTTGCGCCAACCTTGCTGGATCCTGACAATCTGCTGACAGTCCTGGCGGCTCTCGGAGCGATCGTTGCGGGTGACGTGCTGTCGATTGTTGCTTGAATGCGACACTGTCTCATTTTGGTTGTTGTAATTTTGGTGTTGCGTTCATCAGGTCACGGAGCGATCGGCCTGTGGTGGCTTTGGTTGTTGGCTCGGTTGGTTGGTCTGGTGGTTTGGATGTTGGGTCATTCTGGCCGTTGGCTTTGAGCTTTGCGGCGAGCTTGGCGATGTGGGCTCGGGCCTGGTCGGCTGTTGCTTGGTC